CGGCGGCCAGATCACCGGCGGCGGTGCCGATTCGCGCTGGCCGGCGCCGCGGCCGCACGAAGACGCGCCGGAATCGTGACGTGTTGATCGACGTTACCAGCGATCGCGAATTCCAGCAGTACCTCGATGCCGAGGAGCAGAAGCTCTACCTGCGCATCTGGCCGGTGGTGACCGCGTTCATTCGGCTCGCCGCCGCGAAGAACACTTGGCGTGCCCAACAATATTTTGTGCAGCGAGGGGAAGCGGTGCTGCTCGCGGCCTACAAGCGCATCTATCGCGACCAATATAGGGCCATCGCAAATCATGGCCGCGAGCAAAAGGCCGCCCCGCCGACAATGACCGAGTTCATGCGCGAGCAACTGAACCACCTGGAGGCCAAGGCGGGCTCGCGCATCACCGGCATGTCGGCCAGCATGACCGATATGATCGGGAGCACCATCTTAGGCATGATCCGAGAGGGCCGGCCGGTGGCGGAAATTGCGCGCGAGCTGCAGAACCAAGCGCCGGAGTTGTCAAAGGGACGCGCTGCCGCCATCGCGCGCACCGAGACCCACAACGCCGCGCTCGCGGCTGTCGAGGCGACCGCCAACTATCGCCGCATCCCGGTGCGGAACAAGACCTGGTGGGCCGTCATGGATGGCAAGACGAGGCCGGCGCACGCCGAGGTTCACGGCACAACCATTCCATGGCGTGAGGCGTTCAACGTTGGCGGCTATCCGATGCAACGCCCTGGGGATGAGAACGCGCCGGCCGAGCTGGTGATCAATTGCCGGTGCTCGCTGCTGCTGAACACGGAACCATGACGATGGACACCGACGATTTTTTCGATGGACCGCTGCCGTGCGATCCGCCCGAGGAGGAGGATTTGCTGGATCAGGTCGACGCCGCGATCGACATGCTGGCGGCCAGGCTGCAGCGCGAACCCGATCTGCGGCGAGCCGACGCCGTGGCCTTCGTCAAATCGGCGGCGCCGGAGTGCAGCATATTCCTGTCAGTGATCTGGCCAGCCGCGCGCGAGCTCGCCGGCCTGCCGCGCAGCGCCGGCAAGGGCGGACGGCCAAGGAAACAACCGCAAACGGCCACGCCCTAGGCCGCGCGGCGGGCAGGGCTTGTATTGTAACGTAACTTGCGTTACATCAGCGCCATGCGCAAGGAAACCATCAACGTCCGCATCGATGCCGACCTGAAGAGGGAAGCCGAGGCGGTTTTCCGCAAGCTGCGGCTGTCCCGCAGCGAGGTACTGCGGTTGTTCTATCGTATGGTCGCACTCCGGCAGGGGCTGCCCTTCGACGTGCGCATTCCCAATGCCGAGACCGTCGCCGCCATCGAGGAACTCGAAGCCGGCAAGGCCAAGACCTATCGCGGCAGCACTCGCGAGATTTTTGATCGCCTCCTGCGTGAATGAAGGCACTGCGGCTCACCGGTTCCTTTACCAAGGACCTGCGATCGGTCGTGCGGCGCGGTTGGCCGCGCGAAAAACTGGACCGCGTCGTTGACATGCTCAGAACTGGTCGGCGATTGCCACCAGCCAACCGCGATCATCCGTTGAAAGGCGAATGGCAAGGCTTTCGCGATTGCCATATCATGGGTGACTGGGTGCTGATCTATCGCGATGCGGACGACACCATCGAGTTGGTGCGCACGGGAACGCACTCGGACCTGTTCGGGTAAAGGTCGAAAATTTGCGCCCGAAAACATGACGTCAGGTTTTCCGAGGCCGGTCGAGGTGGTTGCGCTTCCGCAACTCCCGTTCTAAGACTTAGCGTCAGCGGCGCTCGGCCAGGCTGACGGGTTGTAAGTCCCCTCCCTGAGATGAGACCGGCCAGACCGCGCGCCGCGCCACGGGGCCGCGCGCATGTTGCTGCATCAAGACCTGATCGGCGTCGAAACCAAATCGCTGAGCGAAGACGCGGACAAGAACGTTGCCACGTTCACCGGCATTGCCACGACCGCCGACAAAGACCTGACCGACGACATCATCGAGGCCGGCGCATTCGGTGACGTAGATCCCGAGGACGTGCGGCTGTTGCGCGATCACAGGCCGGACCAGGTGATCGGCAAATGGCTCAGGTTCGAACAGAAGGGCAAGCGGCTGGAGGTCGAGGGCGAGATTGGCCTCGACATCGAGAAGGGTCTCGAAACTTACAAGCTGCTCAAGCGCGGCTACATCAAAGGGCTGTCGGTCGGCTTCCGGCCCAAGTCCGGCGGTGTCAGGTTCAACGACGATTACACCGAGCGCCGCATCAAGCAGGCGACGCTGCTCGAAATCTCAATCGTCGCCATCCCCGCCAATCAGAAGGCCAGACTCCACGCCGTCAAGTCGCTCTCGCCCGAGAGCACGCGGCAGTGGCTCTACGACAGCGGTTTCAGCGAGCGCGAAATCGAGGTCGTGATGACCCGCGGCTTCGATGCGCTCGACAAGCGCATCGCCATCACCGAGATCGACGGCTTTCGTGAGCATGACGAGGCCGGGTTCATTGCGCTGGCGTCTGAGGCCAAGCGCCTACGGGAAACGTGGAGAGGAACAACGCCATGACGCAGGACGCCGTCGCCGAGCTGCTCAGGAACGTGCAGGCCGATATCAAGTCAGCGCGTGAGGATGTCGAGAAGAACGACAAGGCACGCACCGACGCCTTCGATGAACTCAAGGTCGAGGTCGCCAAGGGCTCCAAGTCGGTCACCGATGTCGAGGCCAAGCTCGCACGCATCGTTGATGATCAGGTGAAGTCGGTCGCCAAGCTGCAGAGCATCGAGCAGGCGGTCAACGAGCTGATGAAGCAGGCCCAGCGACCCGGCGGCTTTGTCGAGGACAAATCGAAGGCCGAGCGGCGCCAGAAGGCAATCGATCTGCTCGAATACAAACACAAGATGAACATTGTGAAGCAGTCGGCGCTGCAGGAAATGCCGTTCAATCCAACGGAGGACGAGATCGCGGTCGCCGAGATCGCCATCAAGGCGATGCGAGCGTTGATGCACACGACTCACATCGATAACCTGCCGGCCGAGTACCGCAAGGCGCTCTCAGCGTTCACGTTCGGATCGCAGGGCTTCATCCTTGCGCCGGAATTGTCGAACGAGATCCTGAGCTGCCTGGTCGACGAGGCCGACATCACCGGCCTGATGCGCAACATCACCATCAGCGGGCCATCAATCAAGTTTATGGTGGATAATGAAGTGTGGGATGTCGCTGCTTGGGCGTGCGAGTCATCGTGCTTCGCGAACAATCCGACGCAACAGATCGGTTCCGGCCTGGGCGAGCTCGAGATCAAGCCCGAGTCGCTGCGCTACATCGTGTGCGCGACAAGGGATTTGCTGGACGACGCCAGCGTGAATATCGAGCAGTGGATGCTGCAGAAGGTCAATCGCGCGTTCCGAATGCAGGTCAACAACGCGGTCCTGACCGGCGACGGTTTCGGCAAGCCGATGGGCATCCTCAACCCGGCTGCCGGCATCCCTGTGGTCGAAACAGCCCTCGGCTCCGCGCCCGGTCAATTCACCTGGCAGGACCTCGTGATGTTGCGCTGGCAGGTGCCGATGTCGCTTGCCGCGACCGGCGGCGGCGTTTCGGGCGGCGGCGCCTATCTGATGAATCAGAACACGCTCGGCCTCGTGCTCACGCTCTCCGACACCGCCGGCCGGCCGATCATGGTGCAGTCGCCGGTCGAGGGCGGGCAAATGCTGATTTCCGGCACGCAGGTCGTGATCGCGAATCAGATGCCCGACGTGGCGCCGGGGTCGCTCCCTGTTGCGTACGGCAACTGGAATCTCGTCTACATGGTCGTCAATCGCAAGGCGGTCACGATGCAGCAGGACCCTTATTCTGCTGGCTTCTGTGTCTTGTACAAATTCGAATCACGTATTGGCGGCGGAGTAGTTTGTCCCAACGCCGCGCGGCTGTTGAGGATCAGGTGATGCTTAACGGCGATCGCGTCAAGAAGGCCGCTATCTCTCCCGCGCGGTTGCGCGAACGGTTGCGTTACGATCCTGTGACCGGCGAATTTAGTTGGATCAGAAAAGATCGTCGCGCAAAAACTACTCGCGCAGGAACGCGCGGGTTCAATTCAAATGGCCATCGGAAGGTGGACATTGAGTTAGATGGTCAAGTGTTCAAAGCGCATCGACTCGCATGGTTCTACATGACCGACAAGTGGCCGAAGCACGAGATAGACCATGCGGACAATGATGGATGGAATAACCGTTGGGATAATCTGCGCGAGGCGACGCATCAAGAGAACGCGTGGAATCGCAAAATGCGGATCGACAATGTGACCGGGGTCAAGGGCGTTCATTTCAGTGTCGGTCACGGCAAGTATGTCGCCAAACTAAACGGCGCGCGTCTCGGTTACTTCCAGACACTCTCCGAAGCCAAAGCGGTCCGTGAGCTGGCCGCCCGCAAAGCTCACGGCGAGTTCTATCGCGATCAATAGGAGGTCACATGGGTGCTTATTCAGCGGCAGGAACGGTCGAGGGCTGGAACGCGCTCTCGCCGAAATGGGTCGATCTGATGCCCGGCTATCGTTATGCGATCTGTATCGCGAACGGGACCGATACCGACATCACCAGCGGCACGTTCACGGTCGAGGTGGCGGACGCCGACCCCGATGACATGTGCAAGCCCGGCGCGTTCTCGACCTTGAAGGTCGAGCCGGACTGCGCATCGCCGCTCGGCACCGAGCTGCAGGACGCGGTGATCACGCTCTCGGCCGAGTCTCCGATCAGGGCGCACAGCCAATGCCAGTTCTCGTTCCCGTGCCCCAAGCGGTTCATGCGGGTCGTGGGCACGGCCGGCGGGCTGGACATCACCATCGTGATCCGCGACCTGAAACGCACCGGCATGCAGGACGTCGATCCCGCGACGTGGCCGGGCGGCTTCCACGCTGGCGGTGCGCAGCCGTTCGCGGCCATGCATCAGACGCCAGCTCAGGAACGGGCCGAGCGCCGCGTGCCGAGGGGCTAAAGCGTTGGAAGTCCTGTTCGACCACGGCACCGTGATTCCGCGGCGTGTTGACAGCAAGGTCACACGCATCGTGTTCAGCGGGACCGGCGAGGCGCGGTTCGTGCTGCAGCACACCCGCGACCTCGATGGCGTGCCGGACGAGGTGTCGTGGGTCGACGTCTCGGCATGGTCGAACGGCCGCATCGATCCGAAGGTGCTTGAGGGTCGCACCGGCGTCATCAGTGTTCGCGGTGGCACTCTGGTCGATCGTGTCAACGGCGAGGTCGAGGTTCTCTATCGGCGGCACATCGCGGACTGGCTGCGCGTTGTTCCGCTGGAGCAGGACAAGGCGCTCGTGATGAGTCGCGATCCTGCGACTGGAAAGACCCGAATCGGTATGAGGCAAGGCGATGGCGAATGCTGCAACCCCTGCGGCTCCTATCGGGTCACAATGGAGAAGGCCCGAGATGTCGTCTCGTGATCACAAGATCGTAAAGATCATGCCCGAGGCGAGTTGGAAGGTTCCGGGGCCGGCGCAATACTCGCTCGACAACGGCTTCACGCTCACCAACTTTCGGCCTGGCGGGGTGCACTCGGTGCCCGATTACGTGGCGTGGGGAATGGAGCGGCGCGGCTGGGCCAAGGTCCTAACCGATGACGAAATCGACAAGCAGGACACGGTCGACACCGAGATTTCGACGACGGAGCGCAAGAGCGACAAGAGACGAAAGGAATAGGTCATGCCATTCGGACCCTACAAGGTTGACGTCGGTGTCCAGCGTTGTCCGCCTGGCTGCGCCGGTCCGCCGGTCTACCAGCTCAACTGGTTCAGGCTTTGCGTGTGCGTCGATGCGCAGGCCGGCGGCGAGGGCGGCAATGGCGAAGGCGGCGGTATCGAGAGCGTCGCGGCGCGAGCGCGGGCCAGGAGCCGAGCACACGCGCCGGCTGAATGATGTGGCGCGGTCCGATCATCTCGGTGGCGCCGGCCGGCGTGCAGCCGCAGCGGTGTGATCCGCCGCCGCGCTGGTGCTACGACCCGTCGGGCGGGCCGCCGCCGATCCCGTGGCACTTCCCGGTGTGTCGTAACGGCGTGCTCGTTAGCTCGCGGCGCGTGGCGATGAACACGAGCCTGCGTCGAATGCCGAAGCTCATGGGAGGCTGTCGGTGAATCAGGCGGTCATGTCCAACCTGCTGACGCGCACGCCGCAGGTCTGCGGCCCTTACACGTCGTGCTGCACGATGTTCTGGGAAGCGAATGCGGGCGAGACATTGCCGCTGCAGATTGATTGGAGCGGCTTCGTCGGCAGCGTGCCAGGCTTTGCTCTCACCAGCGTCGTGAGCGCCGAGATCATCGACCTCAACAAGAACCCGCCCGGCCCGGCGGACGACACCGACATCAAGCTCGTGTCCGGCATGCAGACCGATCCGGTCAACGGCCCGCCCGGCTTCGCGCAAATCATCGACGGCAGGGCCACCGAGTTCCTGGTCTGGTCGCGCCCCGATCTCCCGGGCTCGAGGTGCTATCGCCTGGACGTCTGCCTGGGCCTGATCGATTGCCACGGCCGGCGGCTGCAGGTCTGCGATTGCGTCAACATCTCGATCAATCGAAGGATGTAAGTGCGCATCGATGACGCCTTTGAGCTGGCGAAGCTGCAGGCCGCGACCGATGGCGCCATCGATGAGCGGTTGCTTCGCCATTGGTTCGAAGCGGCTTGGGCGCTGTGCGCCGCCGCGATCGGGCTTACCTATCCCGAGCGCAATCTGACTGAAACTGTCGAGGTCCAGGGCAACGGCACCGTGCGGCTGTCGCGCACGCCGAGCGGGCCGGTCAGGCTGTATTCGTGCGGCGTGCTGGTCGAAACGCTACCCGCCACATCGCCGCTGATCGTCAACAACGCACCCAACCTGCCCAACCCGTACCAGGGTTTCGGCGAGTTCAGCAGCGGGCAAAGCGTGCTCTGCCTGCCGTCGCTGTGCTGTCACTGCGATCTGACGGCGGTCTATCCGGTCGGGTCATCCGACCCGTGCGGCGAACAGGACGCGACCTTCGTGCAGGCGGTCCTGCGCCTGTTCACCTACATGTGCGAGAACCGCGGCGACGTCGAGATGAACCCGGAGATATTGTCGACGAGCGGGGCCAACGCTTTCCTCTCCCAGCAGCTCACCTACCTGATGTGACGCCATGGCTGTGAGGCAAACAGCAGTAGCCCCCGGCGGGCGCAGTCGTACCGGCCGCGCCATGGCGCCGCCGCTTGGCTCCATGCGCGACAAGGTGATCATCTGCACCATGCTCGAGCGGCCCGATGGCGAGGTCTCGACAATCGTCACGCGGCCAGGTGTGATCCAGGTCCAGGCCCGCATCCGTCCGCTCAAAGGCGAGACATTCCTCGATTATCAAGCGGTGTGGGGCGGCGGCGCGACCAGGCTGCGGCCGCCATCGCACGAGGTCACGATCAGGACGCCACCGGATGTCAAAATCGACATGGGGCATTGGGTCTATCATTGCGACCGGCTTGCGGAGACATGGTATCGCGTTCGGACTGTCGAGGATATTGGCGGCCAGCATCGCTTCACGGTGCTGCTCTGCGCGCCGGAGGTTATCCGCGACCGTCGCAGCGATCCGGCAACGCAGCAGTCGCCGCCGCAATGGGAAGTCCCGGACATGACCAGCAGCGTGCCGGAGGTGATCTGAGAAATTGGCCGGCATCAGCATCACCCTGACCGTCGACATATCAGCGGTGCCCATGGTGGAAATTGACGAGGGCATGCTTTCGCAATGGCTGCAGGAGCGGCTGGACGATGCGCGGAATCACTTCATCAGCAGCTGCGGCGCCAGCCCGTCGGCGCCTGGCGACTATCCGGGCGTGCGCACCGGACAACTGATCGGCTCGATCTCGGTCGAGGCCGGCGACCGCTTGGGCTCGATCTCGGCCGGCGCAGCCTATGCCGGCTATCTCGCGAGCGGGACGCGGCGCATGGCCAAGCGTAAGATGCTGGCCGAGGCGCTCGATGAGTCGCTGTCGGCCAACCCGCAGGCCGAGCAGCTCGCGCAAGCGGTGAGGTTCACCAGTGGATGA